AGACCAGCTGGAACCCATGCCTTAATTTGGTCACCAACATTCAAATCTTCTACATTGATTTCTGACCCATCTGCTAATTGAACTTTTGTTCCAAATAATAAACAGAAATCAGGTTGGTTTATTGTATTATAAACATCAACTGCAAATAATGTTTTTGATGATGTAATGTTATAATTTGTTGCTGCCAAATTGAAACCATCTGCATATCCCATTGTTAGTGTTGCAGAAGCTTCAGAATAGTTAGATGCATTAATTGCTGCAGGTGTGATTGGAAAAGTTGGTCTTGTTCCTAAAGTTGCTGCACCAACTGTAAAGTTTGCATTATTAAAAGAACAAGTAAAGTTATTAGCTTGTGTTGCAACTTTCGTAGCTACAAACGAACCCGATGTTGAAAATGAAAAGAATGCATTTTCAGTTGTGCTTTCAACTATATATGTAAAAGTTGGTGGTGTTATTGTTACTGAATCGAATGAGAATCCATGTATATTTGTATTGGATACTCCTCCATTCAATCCACCTAAAGATACAGCCTGTGTTGTTCTTACCGAACCACTTACTGCTCTATATAAATTTCCTAATGATAAGTTTGTTCTTGGCATAGTAATATGAATTATCTGTTATAAATATCTAAAAGTTTTTGTTTCCACAATTGTTTATCTGAAAAATGTTGTTTCATCCAATTTTTTAATTTATTGAATTCAGTTTTACGGGTTTCATAATCATCTTTGCAAATTGTTTCATATGTTTCTTTAAATGATTCGATACTATCTGCTTTATATTTGTAATCAAGAGGAACGTGCCATTTTTCATGTAATATTGGAAGTTTACCCCAATCCACTGCTTCAAATATTCCGTATCCAAATGGTTCAAATTCAAAACAAGAGTGAGATATTCCCCAATCAAGTCCGTAAAATCTATTTTTAAATTTGAAATCAAACTTATATATTTTTGATTTCTCAAATTTGTATCCGTATTTTTGTTTATAATATTTGTTGAATGTTTCTGAATTAGTAGAAATAAAACTTGGTAATCCATCCATATATTCTGGATTCTTTCTACCTTCTGCTCTAGCTGCAAATCCTACATTAAATGAATCAACTAATTTTTTGTTTTGTGTAAATTCATAACAATTTGGAATATGATATAAATTTTCCGTTTCGTATGGAAAATGATATAATCCTACCCAAATTTTGTTTTTGATTTTATTAATTAATTCACTTTCGTATTCCCAATTACCATACCAATGTAAATATTCTTCTTTTTGCATTTGTGCAATTAAAGAAACTTTAGTAAGATTATGGAAAACAATAGAATCAACCTTATCCAAATTTTGATAAACAGCCTTTGTTGGTGTGTAATGACCATGGAGAATGTGTATTCTTCTGGCACCATCAAAAATTTTGATAATTTCTTCTTCGTTGGTTTCCCAAATATGGTCAATATCAATTGGAAATTCTTCGTAATTTATAGGTTTTTTTCTATGGAAAAGAATAAGTGTCTTCACTTCTAAATGTGGTGCCACTTCCTTTATCCATTCTGTTACCCATATATCAGCACCGCTGTTAAACCAAGGTCCTCCAGCGGTGGTGTAGTAAACATCATACATTAAATTATAAACCTTTTTGCTTCTTTAACTCTTCTACTTGAATTGTTAAATTATCGATATGTTGTTGTTGCTCTTTAATACCTTCGATTAATAATGCAACTAATTTATCATATTTTACGGCTTTGTATCCGTTATCTCTATCTTGTACTAATTGTGGTAATACTTCTTCAACTTCTTGTGCTATAACTCCCACATCATTTCCTTCGTATCCATGAACATCTTTCAATTCTGCTTTCCAATCGTAAGTGTTACCACTAATCTTTCTGATTTTTTCGATTGCGTTTGGAATTGGAACGATATTTTCTTTCAATCTAACGTCTGAAGTTGAGAATGCTACAACATCATTTGCTGCATCTATTCTACCACTTGTACCACTCGCTGCCATTCCGATACCCAACGAACCAAATCTTACATTTGATGTTGTACCCATACTTGCAGTAAATGAATTAATATTAGTTACTGAAGTGTTCAAAGATGCAGTTGTGCTATTCAAATTGGTAATTGAAGTAGCTTGTGTATTATTAGTAGATAATGCAGTAGATGCAGATGCCTCTAAAGCAGTTAATCTAGTCAATGTAGAACCACTAAATGTTTCTAAATTTGCCGTTTCAATTAATAAACTTGCAGTTGTTGTATTGATATTAGAAACCGAAGTATTTAAACTAGCTGTTGCTAATTCTAAATTTGCAGTTTCAATTAACAAACTTGCTGATGTAGATTCTAAATTACTTAATCTAACTAAGGCTGAAGAACTAAATGAGTTAATATTTGAATTTAATACTGAAACATCAACACCATCAACAGTTCCAGAAACGGTAACACTACCTGTAATTGTTACATTTGAACCCAATGAAATTGTAGTTCCATCATCTGTGATATTTGAATCAACCAAATGCTCTTTGCCTGTTCCTTTTGGTAATCTATTATTTATAAGATAAGTTTCATTTCCTAAATTATCATATGTTTCAGGACCTAATACAAAGTGAGATGATGTTACATTAGTTCCATTTCCTTTATGAACAAATATAAATTCATCTTGTACAGAATCATATAAGAATGAACCGGAATTTCCAGCTGAACCACTATCATATACTGCGAATCCACCAAATCTAACTGATGGACTATTTACATTTACTTTTATCAAATTAGTTCCAATATCTAATGTAGAAGAACTAATATTTTGAATTGATGAAGAACCTAATACAACAAAATCTTGTGTTACAGTCAATGAACCACTTATAGTTTGGTTACCATTAAATGTATTTGCTGAATTTGTTCTTGCATATGAACCACTCTCAACTTCCATTGCGTCTAATCTTTGTTCGTGATTAGATGCAGTTAAAATCAATGAACCAGAAATAGTTGCTAATGCACTATTTTGAGTTAATTGAGAAGAACTAAATGAGTTTAAAGCGGAAACTGAAGTGTTTACACTTGCAGAAGTTGCGTTTAAGTTAGTTATTGAAACATCTTGTGAATCATTTGTAGATTTTGCACTTGATGCTGATGCTATTAATGATCCAGATACAACACCTATTTGTGTTAATCTTGTATCAACTGAACCAGTATAAGTTCCTAATGTGTTAAATTTAGAAACTACTGAAGAACTAAATTCCGATGGGGAACCTAATCCAGATATTGTGGATGCTGAAAGTTCACCTGTAATTTTCATACCATCCGCTGTTGCAGATAGTGTTGATATTAAATTACCATTTCTATCATACATTTTAATTGAACCAGTAGAAATGTATAAATCTCTCCAAATTTTTGTAGGAGAACCTAAATCAAATGTATCATTATCAGATGGAATAAGAGATGAACTCAAAGATGCTACAACATTAACTGTGTCAGATGTTGCATCACCTATTGTAAGTTTACCACCTACTGTTACATTACCTGCAATATTTGCATTACCGGTAATATCTAATCCTGAACCTGAAATTGCTCCGAAGTTTCCAGTACTTCCTGTACCAGATGTTGATAATACGATGTCTCCACTTTGTCCACCAACAACCAAAGTTCCTAATGTGGTGTTTACATATGGTTCACCGAATGCTAACGAACCTGATTGTTGTGCGGTTGTCCCACGTCTAAATTTAAGTGCCATTTAGTTTACCTTTTTTTTAGTACGTTTATAAAATATTTATAATACAACTATAAATATAAAAGTTATTTGGAATAATATACTTTGTAACTAAATTATTTTTTTAACATTGTTCTGGTGCAAGTTCTGATATCACTCCATTTGAACTATTGATAATCCACGCCAATCCACCAATGTATACATAATCGTAACCTGTCAGTGCATTTGGATATTTATCTGTATATACAACACACCCTACACCAATATTACTACAATCTGAATAGAATGTTCTATTATTATTTGCTGCATCAGAGCAAACACCACCATTTGTATTTGACCTTCCACAACCATCATACATGGTAAATATAGTATTTAATCCATAAAACTCATCCATTGATGCGGGGTCACCACCACTACCATCATAAGAAACACCATATACGTCCGCCGCTTGTGCTAAAGTAATTTGCGCAGAACCCGCCACTCCCCTATCAAGATTAAAATCTCTAAATTCTATTTGTCCAGATGCTGGTAATGCCATATTATATTTTTATATAAATATAATTATTTATTGTAAATCCAATCTTTAATATTATTAACTTCTTTAATTGATTTTAATTTTTCAATAATTTTATTATCAATTAATTCAGGATGAATCCACCAATCTTCAAATGGTGATTTATCATCTACTGAAACATTTGATACAATTAATTCATATCCCATTGCTTCCAAATATCTTCTACTTTTATCTCTATAAGATTTATCTTCATCAACATACCAATCATGCTCATAAGTAATTACAGCAAATCTATATTTGTCAAATGGAATAGATAATAATGCTTCAAATGTATTTTTAGCCGGTTCACAATCTAATTGAAGATAATCCCAATCAGTTCCCCAATTTTTTTCATCTAATATTTCTATATAGTTTGCTTTTGTTGCATCCAAATACAAACATTCATTGTTTCTTTTACCATTAAACCATTGAACTAATGTTGGATTAATTTCTAATGATACCCCTTTCCAATTAAACTTATCTTCTAACAAATAAGTGTTTGAATGCTCAAAAGGTTTATAAGAACCTATCTCTAAATATTTTCCATCTCTCTTACCATTTAATGCCATTAAAATAAACATATCCTGAAATGCCTGTGAGTGATTATCTTTTATCGTTTCAATTCCATTAAATTCGTATCTTATTTTATCACCTTTTTTATAGTAATGTGGTTTTGTCCAATTATCGGTTCCATAAATAAAACGAATATTATTTTTTACGGCTTGCCTATGATTATCATCTATATCCATTTCATTTAATTCTAATAATATTTTTATACTCTCATCTTCTCTACCCATCCACCAACAAACTACACTCTTTTCAAATAAAAATGCGTATTTGCCAGGATATTCAACATCAATAATTAATTCAATTTCAATGTTAGAAATATTTAATCCGATTTCTGCAATCGTGTAACTTTCTTGCCATTCTTTATTTCTTTCATATAATCTGCTCAATAAAAAATATGCTTCCGGTCTATTTGGTAAAACGGATATTGCATGTAAATACATTCCTTTTGCATACGAAATTCTATTACCCTGTTTTTCAAATCCTAATCCAACTTTTAGTAAACTTTTATAAATTAATAAATTATCACTACTACATTCTGTTACTCTTAGGTAAAAAGAAGTTGCGGCTCCATAATTTTTTTTATCATAATACCATTCTGCTAAATCAAATGCATATAAATCATTATATGGTGATTTTATAAAATTATTCAATTCCTTCATATACAAATTTTAAAAAATATTCTTTAGGTATTTCTAATAAAAAAGCTGCATTGTCAGAAAACCCAAATGTGATTAAAATTTTATTATTATATTCTGCTAATCCAGAACAAAATTCTATCATACCTGTCATAAAGTCAAATGCGGGTGTTCTTTTAATAATATTCCAATTATCATCAAAAACTATAACTCTATGTCTATAAGTTCCATCTTTATTATTTTGTGTATTTTTCCACAAATCGGTTTCATGTATAATACAAATTCTATGATTTCCTATTTTAATTACCTGTGAACCACCTCTCATATCTTTTCTTGTAGAAATTATATTCTTCCCTAAAAATATTTGTTCAGTTTCACCATTTATATTTACTTTTACTATTTCAACAGGATTACACCATTTTACATAATGAAACGGCATATCTAATATTGGCATCCAATTTTTTTCACAATAACTGGGGTTATTAAATGGAACAGGTATTCTAAATCTACTTACCTCTTTATTATTAACTATTTTAGAAAGCTCCATTCTTCCTTCACCATTTGTTGTGGTATCTCTTCTAACTCCTGATAGGTATGTGTTATTTTCCCAATCTACTAATCTTGCATCTTCTAAACCAATAAATTGCCACAATGGTTTTATATCAAAATTGGATGTATCAACTTTTGTAGGATTTATCAATTCATTATCTTTCCATTCACCCAAATAATTCGTAGTCGTTAAAGTAATATCATTTTCAGGATTCAAATAACAAAGAGGGCCCCATCTACTTTCAAATTTACCATTTGTATGGTATAATGTATATTGACAATGTCTAATATTAATTAATATTTTATTATCCTTAATTAAAATTGATGGGTTTAATAAACCGGTTTTATTTTTGGTTTCAAATTCTAAAGGATATATAGTTCCACCATTTTCTAATATTTTACTTACTAGATTTTTTATTATCATAACACAATTAATTATTTATAACTTTCACCACCTACCCATAAAACTAAACTTTTTCTAACTCCCTTTGTAATGGGAGTAACTCTATGCATTAAAAAAGATGGAAATAAAATAGCACATCCCTTTTTCTTAGGTAATTTTTTAAATTGACCACCAGACCATATTTCAAAATCACCACCCTCATATTCATTTGAATCTGATAATTGTATTGTAATACTTATTTTTCTATGGTTTATTGTTCCCGGTCCTATATCTACATGCCAATCATAATGCCCACCACCTTCTAAATATTCTGTATATTGTATAGAATCAACTACACTATGAATATTAAAATCCCAAAGTTGATTTGCTTCCAATACCATATTTTGTATTTTATCATATACCCAATATGATAAATTATCATGGTGTATCCATTTTATATTAGATTTTCTAATAACATCTACATCTTCAGAATTATTTCCTATTGTTGTTGCTTTTTCAAAAGGATATCTTTCAACTAAATTGTAAATCCAATCAAGTTCTTCTTTATTAAATGCAGTATCAAATAAATAATAGTTTGTTTGGTCTATTGATTCATTTAAATTAAAAATTGGTTTTATATTCATAGTAATTCAATATACTAAAAATATTTTATTTTTCCAATTTTTCTACTCTATTTAATAATTCTTTAATAGCTTCAATTAAAAGTGGAACTATTTTTTCATATCTAACGGTCAAATAATTTTCACCTGATTTTGAATTATCGTTTTCATCTCTATCAAATGGTGCAAATGTAACTGCTTCAGGTAATACTTCTTGTATTTCTTGTGCAATTACTCCGACTTGTTTAGAATAATCGTTATATCCAAATGATTCGGCTAATTCATTTTGAGTATAGAATACACCATTTATTTTTTCCAATTTAGATAGTGCATTGGATATTTTTTCAATATTTGTTTTTAATCTTTTATCCGAATAGTATGCAGTAATATTGTTTGTTGCTCTGATTTCTCCTGCGGTATTACTTGCTGCGGTTCCAACACCCAATGAATTTACTTGTGCATTTGAATTGGTAGTGAATCCACCCGCAGGACCGGTTGGGCCGGTTGGGCCAGTTGGGCCAGTTGGACCTGTTCCACCTGCTGTTCCAGTAGGTCCAGTTGGGCCTGTTGGGCCTGTTGCACCAGTTGCACCTTGTGCACCTGCAGGACCAGTTGGACCGGTTGGACCCGTTCCACCTGCTGTTCCAGTAGGTCCAGTTGGACCGGTTGGGCCTGTTGAACCAGTTGCACCTTGTGCACCTGTATCACCTTTATCACCCTTTGCTCCAGTAGGTCCAGTTGAACCTGTTGAACCTTGTACTCCGGTTGGTCCAGTAGGTCCAGTTGAACCCGTTGTTCCTTGTGAACCGGTTGGTCCAGTAGGTCCAGTTGAACCCGTTGTTCCTTGTGAACCCGTAGGACCTGTTGGTCCAGTTGAACCCGTTGTTCCTTGTGCACCATTTGCTCCTTGTGCACCAGTTGGTCCAGTTGGACCAGTTGGGCCCGTTGAACCTTGTACACCATTTGTGCCATTTGTTCCTTGTGCACCATTTGCTCCTTGTGCTCCGGTTGTTCCTTGTGCTCCTGTTACACCTCTTACACCTGCAATCGTAACTGTCCAAGAAGATGCTGCGGAACTTCCTACATTATAATCCGCTGCAATTGCGAATGTAGTACCACTTGTTATTGTTACAGTTCCTTCAAAATAATTAGAAACTGTGTTTACAGCTCTAACCCTATCACCCGTTACAAATGCACCTTGTTTATTTGTTGTTAGTGTTATTGTTCCTGATGAAGATGGTGTTACGTTTGATGTAGAAGTTACCCCACTAAATCCATCTCCTGTTATACCTGTACTTCCTTGAATACCCTGAGTTCCTTGTATTCCTTGCAAACCTTGAATACCCTGCAATCCTTGTATACCTTGCACTCCATTCGTTCCGTTTGTTCCCTGCACTCCTTGTAATCCCTGAATACCTTGTATACCTTGCAAACCCGTTGCTCCTTGTGGGCCCGTTGCACCCTGAACACCCTGTATACCTTGCTGTGCTGCAAATGCTATTATTAATTCTGTATCGTTTGCAAATCCGGTTAAACCATCACCGGCTGATGTATCAATTAATACCGGAAATGTCCAATATGAGTTTGGTGCCGCTTCAATTGGGTCATCGGTTACTACCCATATTTGATAACTATCAGAATCGTTTCTATCTTGAATTGTTAATTTTGTATCTTTTCTAACTAATGCTAAAAATATATCAATATCTTGCGATGGTGTATCGGTTAAATGACTTATATTAACATATGTAGAATCTGTTTGAGCTGAACTACT